CAAGAGGGTGGCTTCTCTCCGGACGTGGGCTTGCTGATCAAGGGGCCGCTGGCTATGTACATCGCGTCCGTCGCAGAGGATGAGGGCGTACCTTACCGTCTCTTCGAAAACGACGACGCCTTGACCGAAGACGAGATGGATGACGCGACGTTCTTCTCGATGATGCGCGATAACAACCCGGCTATGTTCGCATACGTCAGTGAAACGATCAATGAGGGTGTTCGACAGGGACGTGCGCCTCAACCTCCTCGTGAGGAAAACTTTATGACGATGAAGAAGAAGAAGAAGGAATCGTAAGAGATGGGTATCGGCTACGCACTCGCATCAGGACTCGTGAAAGGTTTTACGCAAAACATAGGTATGCGTCTCCAAGAGGATACAACTGCAAGAGAACGTCTCGATAAGTTGGAGGGCGCAATCGTAGCGGCGGGTCTCACCGATGATTTTGACAATACAAATGTCCAAGCTATAAAAGAGTATATCGCTAAAGGTCGAGAGAATCTGCAGGGTGGTGTTGATCCCTTCGGCACGAAAAGAGCCGATGCCATCACCGAAGAAGACACGATGGACATGCTCAATTCGCTTCAGACCACTGCAAAGCCTGAAGATACAATCGATCCGAAGTGGTTCGTCGGCAGCGGTGATACGCGCATCAACTTTTACAACGATGACTTTTCGGGCAGTGGTAACTCTGCTCGTACCGTATTTTCTCAGATTGAGCCTCTCCTCCAAAACGAAGCGAGTATGGTTAAGCTGATTACTGATCCAGAAGCATACAAGCAACTCGACGGACGTATCAACAACGGTCGTCTTGCTATTATGGCTGAGAATGCGAAAGTTCCTAAAGACGAACGTCTCGTGATCAACTGGAACGCAAAAGAATATTCGTGGATGGATGACTGGCGTAAGCTCGGTCGGAGTATCGGTGTACCTTCGATCACGGATACTGCAGCAGCCACTCAAGTCATAAAGGGTATGCCGGGTGGTGAACAGGCAGTCGGTGCGTGGAGCGTTGACTTAGGTGACGGTTCGAAAGAGTACGGACCGATCATCTTGAACACTGACGGTCAGGCTATGGCCTACGATCACACGGGCAAATTCTTGAGTTCACCTAGTCCGGAAGGAGTGTTTGGGGAGTGGGAAGATGCCGTGAGCCTTCCCGGAAAGGAGCCGGAATTAAAAGTTACGTATTTTGCAAGCGCCATAAACGCAGGGGATATTCCTGACATTGCAGGTTTGCAACCTCAAAAATCTCTCTACACTCTCGATAACTACGAATCTGTGTACTCACAGCTAGAGGAACACAACGCTACCGGTACGTTTGAAAACGGTGTGTTTATGCTCGTACCTCACATGTGGAGTCCACAAAGCGGCATGTCAACGGGAGGAAGTAGCCCGTACGAGGTAGTAAACTTTGCTAAAACAAGTAAGTCCGAGTACGTTTTGAAGATGCACTACGGTAAGGCTGTTTATAAGACAAAGAGCTTCGATACTCTTTTAAAAGATCAACGGGCAAACGCCAGCGTTATAGAGCAGATCGATCAGCTAGCAGAACTTAGAGCGGCGCAAGGCGATGCCGTTGCATACGACAAGTTCAAGCAGATATTCCGCATCGCAGGTGATATCACTCGCAGTGCTATCCGAGACTTAGGCGTTTCAGAGGAAGCACTCGACGGTCTCGGTGAGGCTGACTTTAAGGCTTTTCAGAGTCTTGTCAATGACGCACGAAAGCGCGGTGAAGCAACTGGTCAAGGCTTACTGTTTGCACAGTCTCAGTCGCTGCGTATCGCCCTCGCGTTTAAGATGGCTCGTGCAGCCGATCCTTCTGGTCGTCTTTCGAACCAAGACATACTCCAGCAGCTTGAGCGTCTCGGCGGCGATTTCGATACGGCTGAACAAGTTCTTGCAAAACTCGCTATCGTACGCGAAGAGTTTGCAAACCAAGCTGCTCAACTCGATATCCTCGTACGCTACGGTCGTGGCGAGGGTGAACTCACCCGTTTCAACAGGGCAGTCATCGACGCGGCTATCGCATACGACTACGTAACCAATAAGGCTCTTTCTGAGAGGGGTGACGGGGGTTCTCTCGCCAACTTCAAATATGGTGAAGAGTCACGTAGCATCGTGACTGAAGACGGATTGCCTCTCTATCTTCTCTACGATAATCCCGATCCGACAAAGGGAAATCAACGAGATGGATACTTTACAAAAGAAAAAGATGGCACCTATACACTGTACGGGGGAAAGCCCACACGCAAGCAAAAGCCGGATGGTCCGTCTGTAGGGGACGACACTATTGCCGCCGGAGATTTCGGTAGCGCAAACGTCACTAAGACCGGCGGTGGATCGCAATCAGTGACTGTTCTGCAACCTGACAACTCAACTGCTGCTGCCGATGTTAATGCTGATGCTGCTCCCAGCCCTGCTGCTGCCTCGCAGCCTGAACTCGGTCCGATGGAAGGCCAAATGTTCGAGGCGATAGGCGGAAACAACATCGCCGGATTTATACTCAAAGACACGGGCACAGGCAAACAGCTTCCCGGAAAGTACCGCGTAGTAGACGGTAGATACGAAAGAATTAGAGAACTCGAAGGTAACAACTAATGGCTGAACAACCGTTGATTCCTCAAGCGAACGTCGCATTTCCGCAAGCTTCGGAGCCTGTACGAAAAGCTATCGAAGCAGAGGCCATGAAGCCGCCTACTGATCCGATGATAGACATCGAAGACGTTCTTTCGGGTAATGTGACGACTATAGGTTCTGCAGAAGTACGCCCGTCTCTTGTCGATCAAGCAAATGCCGGTGATAGCAACGCGATGACAAAAATCGCACAGCAGATCGACACATACAATCGCACGCAAATACCCTCGCTGATGCAAGCCAACATACCGGGAACAAAGATTTCTGAAACAGGTCAACGTGTTCCGAATGTGCCTGAAGAACTCGGAGATGAGTCGCGCGTTTTAGGTATGATATCATCAGAACAGCAAGAGTTCAAAGAATACTCCGAGAATCGCATACGCCTAAACGACGCCATAAAAAATCACGTTATCGATCCTCGCGCACAAGAATTGTTAAACGCAGAATTTCGTAGTGGAGATTTCTTTACAGAGTTTGTACGTCAAGCAGAAGACTTCGGAAAAGATGCTTTCTTCGGAGGCTACGATGTATTTAAAACATATAGCCGTAAAGCCGCACTAGCAACAGCCCGTGCAATCATGGAAAACACTAGCATCCCAGAGCAGTGGCAAAAAATTGCGCCAGAAGTACAGGAAGGTTTAGTAAACAATCGTGTATTTTTCTCTAACATGGGCTTCAACACATCCTTCGCAAAACGTACGAATGAACGTCTCAAAGAGTTGTACATCGAACGATATGGGCAAGAGGCGTATGATTCCGTGTACGAACCTACCCTACGTGATGGCACGAGGCTCGTAACTCCGATTATCAACGATGCGGCGGGAGATGCTCTTCTCGACTACGGGTTTAAAGAACTCTCTTTAGGTGAAAAGATTCTTTCGTTCTTTGCACCTAACTCGCTTGTTTCGGCGAAGATCGGATCGATGACCCTCGCAAAAGGAAAGAGGCAAGCAGATGTTCTCGCTGACGAAGTAGCAAAAAATCCTAATAAATACGGCGCACTCGATCCTGTTGATGCTATCCGTCTCATCGAGATTGCAGATAGAAAAACTGCATGGGGTAAAAGTTTTCGTAAATTTCAAGCCAACATTGGTGGGTTCTTTTCTCGTAAGGTCGGCTACAAGGGAGCAATCGGAAACGCTCTCGAAGATCGTGCCCACGCAGAGGCCGTACGTAAGCTCGACAAAAATATCACACAATATGATCTCGCTATTAACAGAGCAGAGAAGGCGAAGACAACAGACAGTGAGATTATTCGGATCGACGACGGAACAAAGGATGGAATAGAACTGACTCTTGAGCAAGCTCGTACCCGTCGAGGCAACATGGAAAACCGCCTGACCGCAGTTAATCGTGGTGCCATGTATACCAACAGTCCGTTCATGGCTACCCTACTCTCTGACGAAGCGTTTATTAGTGCGGGTCAAGCAGTTGCGTATCAATATCTCGGTCCTATGATAAATATGGACGAAGATACAGCAGGAGCCATAGGTGCCCTTGCCACCGCATTTGTAGGTCGTCCGGCTTTGAAGCTAAGTAAGTCTGGCCTAAAATTAGCAGGCAGTTTCACCACGCTCGATGAACCCCTCACGGGATTCGGAAGATTTCTCGAAGATATTCGTCTCGCTCCCCGCTCGTTCCTCGTAGATCGTACGTTTGACGATATCGGAGAAGCTATCGGTCGTACCCTGACACCGCAAGAAACTCGTTCGTTTCAACAAGCGGCTCGTATGATGAGTAACTTGACCCCGGAGGGTAGAGAAAAAGTATTCTCCGCCATTCAGAACTACAACGATATTCGCGGCAGAATCTTGAAAAATTTCGAGCCGTCAGACGAGCTTCGTGCGGCTGCAGCGAATGGAGATCAGGCAGCGATAAAAGAACTCGCATCACAAGAAGCGATATTTAATCAGGCACAAAATGCTTTCACTCTTTCCTTTGCACACGCAAGTGGCTTGGCTCCTCTACAGGTTATGGAGCAAAACGCTATCAAGGCGGCAAAGGGAAATATGAAAGGCGTACTTCAAGCTGTAGACAAGCAACTTCAAGCCGAACAATATCTGCAGATGTCACAACTCGGCATCAACCGACTTCGCACACTCGTAGAAGAAAGCACGGGAGTAGACCCGTCGGATCGAGCGTACTTGGAAATGTTCCTCAACGGCTTCCAAGATGCGGCAGACGGGCAGACAGTGATGCTAGCAGAACGTCGCCGCGAATACATGCGCGTTCTCAACGATTACAAAGAACAGGTGCTGAAAGACCCTACCGCCGCTATCGAGGGTGATACCTTTGATCGACTCGTTGAACTAGAGACTAAGCTCACTCCGAACGCTCTCGGTAACATTGCAGCCGAGCGAGAAATTCTCGTAAAGAATATGCTCGACATGGACAATGCCCTACAAGTACGTATCGACGCAGTAGAAAAACTTCGCGGTACGGATGAGTATCGTGTGGCTATGGGGCGCATCGCCGAACTCATGTCGGACGTACGTGATGCAAAAGTACGTCGTTTGGGTAAGGCTGTGTATGCAGAAGCGGATCAAGCTATGGGGGATGAAAAAGTAGACCTCACCCCTGCAGTCACTAACCTCTTAGAGCGTATGGGTCTAACTAAAGGCAGTGACTATCGTACATACTTTGGTAGCGACTCTGACTTCCTTCGTAGCCGCAGCGGTCGTTTTGCTTTTAAGGCACTCGATGATGCTGCATATCGCGGACTCACGGAGGGCATGGACTTAGACGCTGACGATATGGAGGAACTACTCCTACGCGTATCCACAGCAGAGCTACGTGATCCTACTGATCCTACACGTCTCGTAGCAAACGAAGACTATCTCGGCCCGAACCCCTCGTTTATCGAGATTGCGCTTCACTTCTCTACGAAGCAAAGTGATGAAGGTTTGACCTTCGCACCCTTCCTCGCTACGCCATTCGAGGCAGATGAACTATCTCGACACATGCGTAACAAGGCTAGGGCTATGCCGGACGATGATTCAGCACGTCCGTATAGTAAAACCCGCGATGCTATTGAAGACGCTATCATGGCAAATCCGCGAGTTGCTACCGAGATGCTAAACGCACGTAGTAAGTACAAGCAGATCATATTCGATCCTACCGAGTCGCGAGGCTCTCTAGGGAATCGCATTGCAAACGCGCAACGTAAGCCAGAGTTCGAAAGCGTCGGAGAGGGGTATTTTAAAAGGTACGACGCGGGTGAGCTTCCGCACACATGGCACGACCCTATCGGTCAGCAAGTAGGAAAGATTCTTTCTGGTGTAAATGAAACAGATAGCAGAGCGGCTCTCGGCCTAGAGATGGAAGACTTTAATCGCTTTTGGTCTGATGGTCGTATGACTGTAAACAACAGAGGCGAGTGGGTTTACGACCTCACCATAGAGGGCAATAGTGAGCAAGACTTCGAGAACATCCAGAAGATGCTTTCGAACGCCATCTACGTATCGTGGGGTGATCAGGTTCGTACGAATGCTGTCAACAAAACAAAGCTGGGTAGCTTGGGTATCGCGGGTTCTCCTACAGGCGGTTCGTACGATTTTGAACGTATAGACCGGGCACGGGACTTAAATAAGTATTTTAGTATCAAGGTGAAGACCGGCCCTGACACGTATGAAACTCGTCAGTGGTTCGATGCAGAAAAACTCATCTCCGAAGAAAATGACATTATGAAGCTCGTACAAAAAGACAAGGGTGTGCGTGAGCAGCTTGATGACTTCCGCCGTTTCGTAAACGCGGATACTGGAGACTTGGCTGACGAAGCGCGTACGTTTATCGAACTCGGTCAGCGGGCAGTACGAAATTTAGAACAAGCTGCTGGCGTCACTGATCCTCTGCAATTTTACGAGAAATATGTTATCGGCTATGCACCCGGCATGGTGGATGATCTTCGAGACACTTTCATTGCCGGTCTCAAGGCTAGCGACGGTGAGATCACCGATACTGAAGCGCAAGAAGTATTTAAACAGGGCATGGTATACATGGTTACTAACGGTATGCTACGTCGCGCTGAAGTAGCACCCGTACAAGAATTTACTTACACCGCCTTAGATGGCACGAAAAGACAGATAGAAACTTTGAGTAACGCCCAGCAGCTTTCGTACGACTTGAGTGACAAAAACACCCGTGCCATTTTAGGGGAATTTCTCACGGAAAAGCACATCACCTTTATGGAAGACATGGCGGAGATGATGCTCATTTCATCTGGCACAGGTCTAGCCAAGTACTCGCCGGGTGGAATTCGAGGCATATCACCGAATGAAATGATTAGCCGTGCATTCAACATTGCACGAGGCATGGTTAGCCCGACATATGTCGGTGCAGAATTTGCATTCCGCTTGATGGAGGAGCAAAAGGTATCCGCATTCGAAATTGCTTCTCAGTCAGAGGATGGGTCACGTATCATGTCCTTGTTACTGCAAGACCCGGCACTCGTGACGGACGACGACGTGCGTACGTTTTCTACGCTCATCAGGTCTCTTGCCCTCCGCGAAACTATTCGGAGTGGTCAGAAACTTTCAGAATACATTCCAGAAGATGCCATCGAGGCAGCTATGATTCAACGTCAAAAGGAGACAGAACAGTGAAAATGTACAACAACGGCCAGCGTAAGGCCATGATGTACGGCGGTATGTCAAAGCGCAAGCCGATGATGTACGGCGGTACGGCACAAAAGAAAAAACCCCGCAAGAAGGCTTACGGGGGTGGCATGATGTCTGCGACACCTATGCAACAGAACATGTCTATGAAGCAGCAGCAGCCTCGCATGATGATGGCGGCGGGTGACAAAGCTACCAAGTTTGGTATGCTCAGTGTCAAAGCTGGGATTGATAATAATCCGAATCCCACAGCCGCAGATCGTATCGCAGGAGCTAGAGGTAAGTAGAAGACTTCTGCATAGCCTCATCGGCTACGGTACGAAGATAACGAAGAAGGGATGCTACCGAGTGTGAACCTTCGTACTCCGGCATCTCTTTATTCATTGTACGCTCGAAATCTTCCGGACGTACGGAATCATAAAGTAACTCGACGCTGCCATTAGTGAGTAGGTTAGCTTCGAGCTTGAATAGTTGTGCTTTGGGTTTCAATGTCTTGTAACTCGCTAATTGCAAGGTTGTAGCAATCCGCCTTGAACACAAATCCGTTATCCGGATCAACATCCCCCCGGCGGTGGTGCGTGGCATTTTTATAGAAGTCACGCTTATCTATTTCACCTAAGACCCACGCACGTGTGCCGTCGATTTTGATGCGTACGAAAACGTACGAGTCGCAGTCTTGCTTCGATCCGTGTGCGGCTACCGAACAATCGTAGTGCGTTTTGGGAGGCGTGTTACACCGCTTAGTCTTTACGTCGATACGCCTACCGTCTAGGACAAGATCGTAGTCGTGCGTATTCGCCTCTGTAGCCCCCGTGAGATCGGCTACAATGAGTTCGCCTATAGCACCCACCACATGACTAGCACTGCCCGTGATACTGCCCTGTAGGACGCCTACAGTAGCAGTTTTCTTTTTTGCGCGTCCGATTAATTCAGGCGTTATCTTTACTTCGATCAATGATCTTTCTCCACTCTTCGTAGCACGGATGGTTCCGGGGAGGATCGTACTGAATCCACCCCTTTCCCTGCTTCCATATCGGAGGTTTACTTTTTTTGTCTGTCATTCTTGAACCTATGTTTAAAGAACACAACTAGATTAATTGCAGTGTTGACAGTGATAGCTCCGATAAGCCACCACTGCCACCACGTCGGCATATCTCCCCCGTCTGTCATGCCGCATTCAGATCGACAACTTCACACACTCCAGCCGTGCAGGCCAACTCGCGAGAGCCTGACGTATTGTCTTCTCGCTCATATTCGGACAACGCCTGCCAGTCAATGTTGAGGTAGCCGTACGCTTGTTGCCACTCCAAATAATCTTCGCGTTCGATGTCTTGGTAGGGTGCCTGCTGATAGGTGTGATCACTGTGCGGCAGGAACGACACGCCCGACGCCACGTCAAAGTTCTCGTACACCCACGCGCCCACGTCCATCCACTCGTCCTCTTTGACCGTGATGGTCACAGACGGCTTGTGTTCGCACCAGTGAACAGCGTACGTCTTCCAAAGCTCTAGCTGTTCAATAGCCGTCAAATCATTGCGAGTAACCGCCCTGTCAGGCGACTCCATTGCAAAAGAAAACACAGTCGTGTTATCCGGTTTCATCACGTCAGGCTCGTTGTACACGCCCTGTTCTTTAAGGAACTGTGTCAGCGGGTCTTTGTTGTCTCCGCGAACCGTGCGTATGTAGTATTTACTGTGTCTAGCGTGAATGCCGCTTGCAGCGTCCACCAGTTGCGACACAGTACCCGACGGCTTTACACAGGTGATAGCAGCCGACTGTGGAATACCAAGTCCGTTTGTTGCCAAGTCCCAGTTTGTGTCTACGGCCACGCGCTTCATCTCTTCGAGCCAACGAGCGGAATCGACGTTCTTTGATAAAACGTGATGATCCATGATACCAGTCAAGGATACGCCCAACAATCGTTCTTCTTCTGTGTTGGTCTTCCATATCTTCCTCAAATACTTGAAGTCAGTAAGAGTGGACTGCAGCGTACCCAAGATAGTCGCAAGATGGACCTTTTCTTTCAGGTCTTCCAGTGTGTCGTAGTCACGGACAACCACCTCTGACAAGTTGCAAAACTGGTAGGGACGCAGGATGATCTCACTGCATGGGTTGGTGCCCCACATGTGTCCCGTCTCACGACGTTCATTACGGGCAACCTGTTTGTCGGCAGCGTCACGATTAAAAATGCCACGCTCTCCGGACTTGGAGTCGTACAGAGCCAACCACTCGCGCATAAATGTGCCCATCTCTGGCTTGCCCTTGTAGGCAACAGAATTATTAGCCAGCGCACGCTGGCCCTCGTTCTCCCACCACGCACCAGACTTGGCGTGTGCCATCTGATCGTCGTTCAGGTTCGACAAACTAATCAAAGCTGAACGACGTACGCCGCCTACCACAACGACCTCGCCCACCTTGCACATCAAGTCGTGACACTCAATAGGGAACAAGCGACGACCTTGTGCTTTTACAAATAGTTGCACAGCAAAGTTAAACAAATCTTCGAGTGGACCCGGGCCAGAAGCACGACCGCCCATTGTCTTCAAACGCGCACCAGACGGGCGTATAGCAGACAAGTCCCACTTCGGGATGTGGCCTGCATATAGTAGTGCAATCAATTCGCGCAGTGCTTTAGCCCACCCGGGCTTGGAATCATCTACCTTGATCACAGTGTCTGTAGGCTGCATACCGTCACTGATTACCGGAAGCTTGTCTACATTCTCGCGCTCGACAGAGAAGCCCACGCCTGTGCCACACATCAATATGTACATGCACTCGTCAAACGCACGAGGGCTGTCAACAGGGATGTAGCTACAGTTGTATCCGCAGATGTTGTCGCGTGCAAGAGCGGGACCGGCAGTCATCATAGCACGCATAGACGGCATGATATCCTGATTAAGTATGGCCTGACGTAGTTTGCCTACATCACCGGGACACAAGTGTTCTATGTCAAAGTCGTGCTTCTCTTTGACGTGATCGATCATAAACTGCAGATAGCGTTCTACAGTTTCGTCCCAGTTCTCTCGGCGCTGTTCATCGTCAAGCCAACGTGCATAGCGGGACTTGTGGATGAACTGCTGATAAGATGTAGGCAACATGTTATTCATCTGTAATCTCCTCAATAAGTTTTTCCAAGTACCACTGTGCCTTTTTTAGGTCTTGAGCGCCGTTCTTGTAACGATAACGCCACAGGTACTTAATGATGTTTCCTTGCAGGTAATACTCATAGCCTTCGTCTGTGGCAGCGCGTATGGCATCGATGCACTCAACCCCTGCCTGATTGTAGTGCGGCGGACTATTGACCATATCCACGTTGCCGTACGCCTCTTTCCCTGCCTGTTCTAATTCTTCTCGCATCCGCATGTATGCTTCGTGCCTCATCTACTGTGTCTTCCCAAAGCTAACCTTGACGATGTTTGTTTCCGGATCGTGTTTGACGCTTGGCTCATTGTTAGTTTCCTCGATCATAGCCTCTTGTGTAGCTTCAAACTTTAAACGAGCGAGACCAGCTTGCATAACACGCTCGAAGTCTGATTCCATGAGTTCAACAAGTCCGGAAAGGATGACCGAGCCTGCCGGGATGTACTCATCATCCTCGTCATCTGTAGATGTGTCATACGCCGTCATTATCACGTGATCGTCAGTGTCTCCTTGCCGGAAGACCAAGTACCACCGCTCGGACAGCAAACTAGCCTTCTCTAGCATTCCTTCCATATCTCTATCGTCCATGTTTACACCACTCCTCTGGGATCGAACCCTCTGCCCACTCGAACTTGTGCTTGGTAGCCCAGTCAGCATAGGTAGTTTTCGAGCCTTTGTAAATCTTGTTGTTCGCGCGTAAGAAGACGAAGCGTATGTCGAGGTCGGGGTGCTGCTCCTTTACAAGCAACATCTTGATACGGTCTCCCTTATCTAAGTGCCCCTTTGCCTCAACATAGATGTTCGTCTCCGGAATGTAAAAGTCTGGTGTGTACGTTCGTGGTTTAGGAATATAGGTCAACTTTGTTGACTCATATTCGTAACCTACACCTTTTTCAGAAAGAGAACGGGCTATGTTGAGTTCAAATGTTGAGCGGAATCCGGCCTTCATGGCCGAGCTTTGCTTCATAGACGCATTCCGACGGACGCTAGCCTTTTTAGCAGATACCCTGCCAGTCTTGGGGACAGACGTTCCAAAGGCGAGAATTCGTTTGTCAAGCGAGTCAGTGGGACGCATATATTAGCTCCGGAGTTTGCGAGGCGACTGATCTTTCCGATCTCCGCCTCGACGGTTGTGATGTCGCGCTTTTCCGTATCGGATGATAGCGCACCTAAGTCACTGAAATTATTACGCAATGTAAGAGGCAACCCACGCCCGTGCTGCCTGAGAAAGACAGTCTTTCGTTCACCGCCCACACCCCCGTGTGACTCGATGTACACGTGGTGCATATCTTTATTGAGTTCTAAAAGTTCGAGATCGTAGTCCCGAATGAAAACATAAGGCACATCATAGCTCCTTTGTCTTGAGCCGTGTATACCATACCTTCGGAGGAGACTTGGCTTGTGACGTTACCCGCTCGTGGAGAATAGCATTAGGCCAACAGTGACCACGAAATCCACAGAGGCCGCACTCTTTTGGCAAGACTTTGTTTCCAGTGCGGAGTACCTCACCCTTCCGCTTGTACGTTTCGTACTCATCAGGGTATGGCTTGAACGGCTTCACGTTGGGATCGGCAAGGAAGTTGACGCGCTGTGCAGCCTCTACCGTGTACGCGATACGATCATCACCTGTCCAGTCGTACGCCTCAACGATAGCAACCTCACCACTCGACTTGTTGATGACGATCCAGCCACCAAAGTCCAAGCCTGTGGCGGCACCGTACAAGTGACCCTGCATGACGTATCCGAACGGATCATCATCCTTGATGTGTTCGTAGCCGCCAGCACCAGTGAACTTATGCTTGTATGCCCAGTCGCTTGCAGACTTGATATCCCAGACGCGCTCCTTGCCATCGTCGCCACGTATGATAACGTCGAGCGTACCTTTTACGACGACGCCCTCAATCTCTAGGGCAACCTCTTTCTGGAAATCCACAATGTCGATACCGGCCTCGCGCATGACGAGCATGAGCAACGCCTCAGTCAAGTCACCGAACGCAAAACGTGCGATGCTGTTGTATTGCATCGACTCCTCGACGCCGTGTTTGTCCAAGACTTGCTGACACAGGGGCTTGCCCAAGCCGGACATACGAATACGGTATTCACGCTTGCGACCACCGAATTGTTTTTCGATGGCCTCACGAGATTCTTTAACAAATAGTTCAAGGTTTTCCGGGGAGACTTTTACATCCCCCCGAATCGCCCGACTCATATAGTCTTGGATACTAAGAAGCATTCGCGAAGTCTGATGCCAAGTCAGAGTCATCCTCTGACAGCAGGAGCTTCTGCGCCTCTTTAAATTCTTGCAACACGGAATCGTTGTGTGCGCGAATTGTCTGATCGAACTTCACGACAAGATGCTTGTCATCTTCTGACAAGCCAACAGTGCCAGACAAAGTGGGTACTGGAGTCCAGTACGTCACGCTGCCCTTCTTGTTCTTGTGCGTGCGAAGGGTAATCTCGCAGTGAGCCATTACCTTGTCCTGCCGACCGAGACCGCCGATGAAGTCAGCAATCGGCTTAAAGCCAGACTTCTTGAAGTAAGCGATCATAGGCTTCTTTACGACCTTTACCTCTTTACCAGCGCCGGTCTTAAAGGTGCCGCTAATCGTACCGTAAATGACCTGATTACAGATCACGGCACGGCTTTTGAGGTAAGCCGGGTCTTGATCATTTAGCTTCTCTTCCTCGTCACGAGTGAGGCGACCACACTTGTTGCCACCCTCTGTGTCGGGGAACGTACCACCAAAGGACGGCTTCTGCACAGACTTACACGAGAAACCACCACGTCCTTCGTTAGCTTCGGCATCCCACATAGAATACTCGAACATACGCATCAAGCTCTGAATCTTCACTTCCGGTGCGTACAAGAACTCACCGTCCACGAAAATCTTCCAGTGGCCTCGCGTGAGCGGATTACCGTCGTCATTTTCCTGATCGTAGTTGATGCCGAGACGCGGGAGTCCGACACGGTCACCGCCGCCGTCTCCCTGACCGGTGAGCTTCTTTAGCTCTTCGGTATTGTCGTTCTGCAACGCAGCAACGAGAGCGTCCATCTCGCTGTACATTTCTTGGATTTGTGTCCCATCCATATCCTTTACTCCTTTACGATTGGATAGTCAGTAACGGCCATCTTACAGTTCTACTTCATGTAAGTCAAGCCAATTTTTACCTGCTTTGATTTCTATACCGACGGGCATGTCGTACGTGACACCGTAACGTCGAACAGTTTCAAAAGGTAAACTCAACATAGCGTGTTTCATCATGTCTATACAGATATCTTTTTCATCGGGGTGTACATCCATGACGATAGAGTCGTGTACGGTATTGCAGATCACGCTGCGTATCCCGGAGTCACGTACTACCCTCTCTAAGGCGACGAGAGCGATAGGCAAGAGGTCAGCTGTAGCAAACCCCTGCACCGGGTAGTTACAGATAGATGTGCGGTGCGTAGCCGTGCCGTACTTCGTCCACCGTGCATCAGGGAAAGCATACTCGCGCCCAGACGGAAGTGCGATTGCTCGCCGTTCAACGGCCATACGCTGCAGGTCGTCGTGCCACCGGGTTACCCCCTCGTACTTTTGCTTAAAGGCTCTGTAGTAGCGTTGTTGAGCTTCTGTGCCGGTTGTGCCCCCGTAGAGAGGCTTGAAGGTGTGTGCCTTCGCCTCTTGTCGTGTGCAGCCAATGACGGACGCCGTGTAGTTGTGTACGTCCGTCCCGTCCTTCACATCTATGTACGCCTGTGCATCTTTGGCGAGGAATCCGGCAACCCGAAACTCTAGCTGCGAGTAATCTCCCTCAATGATGAAGCCACCCTCAAAGCGGCTCTCGACAACCTTCCGTATAGCGAAGGTATTTCCACGTGGCATATTTTGAAAGTTAGGATTGCGGCTCGAAAGGCGACCCGTCGCCGTAACACACTGCATGAATTCTGGATGGATGAAACCTTGTCCGTCCACATTGTTCTTGATTCCTTCTACGAAAGTATTGAGGTACGTACGCAAGGCGTTGAAGCGGACGTATCCGTTTACAAATTCGTGTGCGTCACCCGACAACTCGGACGAACGTACGTCGAGTGTATCCTTATCCGTACGAAACCCTGCAGAAGCTACGTCGTACGAGTCGCGTGGTGACATCTTGAACCCGGCAACCTCGCCTGTTGGCATGTAGAGTACACCCTTGCCATCACACTTGCGGCACACACGCACTGCTTTGCCGAGCGTACCATCCTTCCTTACGACACGGGTACGTCCGTGACCCTTACACGCAGGACACGTCTCGGCACGTGTCTTGTACACGATATCGGTCATGCGGCGCACGGTCTGATTGAACTCGCGCTGTGAGAAGCGGGTACGTTGCTTCGGCTTCATCGTTGCGCCACGTTGCTCCATGCCCAAGTTGAACGTACGCGACCAAGCCTTCTTATCTTTGACCTTGCGGGAATAGAGAAGCATCGACCGGTCGTCGGGGCTGGTCAGGCTGATAGGTGTGTCACCCATAGCCTCACACGCTAGCTCGTTGAGCCGCACTTCTAAGGTCTCTAGCTCTTCTGTATACATCTGCTCGATCTCATCGAGCGTATCCATGTTGATCTTCAAACCTACCTGCTCGGTACGAGCGAGTACGTCCGTCATCTCAAGCGACAGCTTCAGTGTGGGTACGAGTCCCTTTTCCATCGAACAACTCCTCGAATGTTACGCCAAAGGCGTCTAGCTGTTTCAGTGTGATCTCTTCCGTAGCCTTTACGTCGGCTATTCCATACTCTCGTACGATCTCCCACGGTATGTCGTAGAAGGTCTTACCCGCCGTGAGATACGGCGCAATAAGGTCAGTCTCTTTTTGGGTGACACCATACTTCCTTGCAAGAGCAGCAAGTCCGAGAGGCCAACGCCTTGCCTTCGAAAGAATGTATTCAGCAACCATCGTATCATAGATATCTCCATCGTAAGTGAAACCACACTCACGTATCCACTGCAAGTCAAACTTGATATTCTGACCTACGAGTACGTCAGCGTGGTTTAAGGCGGCTTGAAATTTTGTGAACGCATTTGAAGTCGGCGGCTGTGTCGAATGATAGTAGCAGTCGTAGTCCACGCTACTAACTAGCCACTTGTAGCCAATAGACACCAAGCGATTACCAAAGTAAGGCAGAGGTGTGTAGCCCCCGCCCGGCTTCTCCACGTGCGTCGTCTCTACATCGAAAGTGAGTACGTTCATCAATAGTACAACCCGCGCTGCACGTCGATGTTTGCGTTGATCATGTCGTGATAACCATTGATCTTGTTCTTCGAGATACAGATGTGGCGTACCGTGTTTGTCACGTCACTCGCCCCGGTCTTGCCGATGCCGATGATGATGTCAGCCTCGCCAGCCTTTCCGGTACGAGAGTTGTCGAGCATAGAGTAGTCGATGAACTGACGGTCGTGCGCCTCGTAGCTAGCCTGACTAACGGCCCACACGAGACAGCGGTTACGCTTGGCAATCTCACGCGCAAGCACGTAAGTCTCCTTGAGGCGCTCGTCGCCCCGATTGTACTCGCCGCCGATACGAAACTTATCTAGCTGATCCATGAACATCACATCAGGGCTATTGAGCTTGGCGTAGTCGTTTGCTTCTTCAACAGAAGTACCAATGGCGTCGATGATCGTCAAGTGCGGCTTGATCTCGGACACGTACCGCATCATTAGGTGTGCCTTATCCGACACCATCTCGTCTTTCGACTTACCAAAGAACGACTGTATGATACGCAGCATGATCTTTTCTGCCGGTTCCTCGTTCGCCCAGTAAACAACCTTGAACCCCTGTCGTATGTACGAAGCGGCAAGGAACGAACAGAATGTGGTCTTACCCACTTCCGGACGCGCAAACAATATACCCAAGTTACCCCGATCCAAGCCGGGCACGTGTTCCCGAATCAGGTCGAACTCAAAAGGAAAGTCAGGCTCCCCTGTATTGTCTTCCAAGAGCGTGTCAAAGTCAGTGTCAACAATCCGATACGTGGTCTTGTCAGAAATCCGACCATCCTCTACAACGTCAATTAATTGACGCAAGCCACCAAAGTCTTCGCTTTCACCCGTGAAGATTTCGATAGCCTTCTCCCCGATCTGACGCGCACGGTCACGCAGCCAGAAGTTGTTGACCAAGTCGAGGTAGAGGTCGTGCTTGTCGGGCGTACCCACTTCGAGTTCGGCAATCAACTCCTGTGCCTTCTCGCGCGTCGAGTCCGGCATCGCAGGGTTGCGGTCGTTGAACAACGCACCGAGTTCACGTACGTTCACAGACGTACCATACTGCGTGTGCGCGTATGAAATTACGTCGAATACATCGCGCATCTCTCCGGTAAACATGTCTCGTGTCACGATGTTCGACACCTTCGTGAAGAAGTCGTTATCGAGTACGAACCCGAGTACCTGTTTATCGATTGATATGGGATCGTAAGAAGTCATTCCGTTCGTCCTTTTCCATGTTCTTCAAGTCTGTGTGTAACACCATCAAGCGTGTCGGCACGTGCGAGTGGAGCGTTCGTACCATAGTGATCGCCTTGTCGGTAGCGTCTTTGTCTAAGGCGACGAACACACGCTCATATTGTTTCAATACTTCGATGTGTTCCGTAAGAAGATTAGTTCCGAGCAAAGCTACACCCGCCGCCACAGAACTACAAGTGCAAGCACTAGCACAATCTTCGACAACAATCCCGGCAGTATGTGAGCCACATACAAAAGGGTATTTACTGCTATTGTAACGATACCATTTGGGTCCACGTCCATCTAAACTCCGTCCTGCCGCGTCCACGACTTTTTTATTTTCTTTTACGAGAAACACCACGCGATTCATCCGTACGTCGTACCGTATGTCCGCTGCCCCTGACAGGTACGCATCGTACGCTCCGACCCTGCGGAGGTACGACTCCGCCTCGACACGACGAGACACGCTGACGAACGTGTCAGGTATCTCGTAAGTGTTATTAGTACGGGGAGGCGGTGCCGCAGCCGCCGACCGCTCGAACACGGTTGACGCTGACGTACGAGAAAGGGTAACACCGGTACGACCGGACACGTTGCAGTCCGCATGAAAGCAGAACCACATCCGCTGCAACCCGTTGTCCACAACCGAGAAGGTGTTCTTCTTGGCACACACTGGACAGTCGGAGCGGTACTTGGTATTCGGTACGATGTCGAGTCCCTCGACGTACGTTTTTAGCCACGCTGGTGATTTCATGGCGATGAAAGTAACCGGCATCGATAACCTCGTCAACCATAAAAAATATCTTGACAGGGTTAGCTACGCTATCTATCCTCCTTATTACCATACCCTTTAGGGCATATCTATTATGAAAAAAATCAATAAGATAAACCCTATAGCTAAAGAATTACCCAAGTATGGTAAGCGGGTTGTACCTGACAAACGTAAGATCAAAGAAGACAAACGATTGACAAAAGAGGTACGCGATGCCAAGACCACCGAAGATTGATGAGCCTACCAAAACGTACAATTTGCTCATCTCTGTATCTATGTACGACAAACTAGCTAAACATGCCGAACGATTACACGCCAAGAGTATCACACAGGTATCTGTTGGTGACTTGATCCGTGAGGGTATAGAGATTTACTTGGAGGCACTCGACGATGATGACTACGAAGGTGGTGTGGGTCCTCTTGCTAGTGACAGCATATAACGGCGAAGACTTTGATTTTGAACGTATCGGATCGTACGACACGATAGCAGAGTGTTACGTCGCATCGACACAAGAATTCTGGGACGAGATGCCTATAAACAAGGAAGCCTTGTGCATAAGGGTGGAGGAGCTAACAAGTGAGACGAATTAAACTACCGAAGGATCGCAAGGGTAATGACCTCATGCCGTACGTTGTATCGAATGATAACCGACACGAAGTCGTCGCTCCGGTTTCATCTGTAAGGATCGGGGAGACAAACCGAAACGCAGTCAAGTCGAAGCAGTGCGTGGACTACGCACGCTGGGTTGCATTGTTTGTCGGAAGAAGTGAAGCCGAGTGCAAAAGATGGCTTGACAAGCACAGAACGACGGTGCTAAAGCTGTGTATACCGTACGAGGTTTCCTAACGGTTCCTTTTCCTCGTACGGTACTCTTTAGTGGTTGAAGTTGGGCAGGGCTGGCAGAAATGCTGGCCCTGTTCTCTTTTTGTATTGACTCACTGTTTTAATACCCGTATGGATAACTAATCGAAACGCCAGCACATAGGAGATTGGCACATGGTAAACAGGTATGGGCTTACAAAGAAACAGAAAGAGCTTCTTAACTTTTTGCGAGAACGCCGTAGCGAAGGGGAAGTGTCTCCGTCTTTTGACGAAATGCGAGAGGCTTTGGGTTTAGCTTCTAAATCCGGCATACACAGACTTGTCGTAGGTCTTGAAGACAGAGGATACATTAATCGTATCCCAAATCGTAAAAGAACTATCAGATTAGTATGGGATCGTAACAACGCCAGCGCATAGGAGATCGGCACATGGAAATTACAGCGAAGCAAAGAAAAGACATGCTCGATGCACACAACAAACTGCGTAACATCATTAGCTATATCGATGACTGTCGGGATATAACTCTATCGCAAATACGTGACATGGAGGAGACGGTTTGTATATTGCATCAGATTGGCAACTTCCAGCCACGGAAAAACGAGGATGGCAGTAGTGTGTGGTATGCTGACTGGGTGTACGCAGAGGATGCGGAGTTGAAGAGTGAGTAATCATCAGAACGAGATGACCCTTGAGCGCTTGTACGACGAGGCAATAGAGGAGCTACGACCCTTCTTTGTCTCGGGCGATCCGTACAGCTACAAAGAAGAAGACTTACATCTTGCTGCCGTAGACTTGGCAAAGAAACGCTGGGAGACAGACTATGACTAGACTGTATCAACTGGTGATGGACAGCGCAAAGAACCCTCTGTCCAACATTCCCGACCTCAATACTCGACACATGATCATGCAAGTTCTTGCGTGGATGTGGTGTATAATTTTTTCATCGTGGCTGGGATCGATTGTCGTGTTTGGTATCAGTGCGCTTGTTCACGCAATCTTGTTGGCTGGCATCTTTATCACGTTGGGTGTGTTTGAGACCGCCAAGCGTAAGCCTCAGTATTTTGGTGGGCTGGGCAGAGGTAATGGAGGTGAACATGAGTAATTTTGTGGTGCGAGTAACATCACATTACTGTAGCAACGGATACAATGTTGACTTGATTCGCTGGGACAAAGGCGGTAGCGGCATGAAAGTTTGTAAGGCTTTCAATGTATCTTCTGAAAAGGCAGACAAGGAAGCACAACGTGTAGCTGAATTGTACGATGCGACAATTGAAAGGCACAGACATGATAAAATACTGGCTTAAGGCGCGGGACTACTACCTCACGCACGACGGCGTAGAGATGTTGTTGCTGGCGTGTATGTGGGGTTCTTTGGTATGGATAGCCTACCACGCTGTCGCCGGTGTTATTGAAAGGTTCGGTTGATGGCAAAGGTAGAACGCTGTAAATGCTGGGACTGTGGCGGAGGGGGCGTCGTCGAGTACGAAGAGGCTAGGCCCGACCCTATCCGTGGCGGTGATCTTGTCGGCGTGATGGGTGAGTGTGAACAGTGCGACGGCAGCGGCGAGATGTTTCGCGCCAAAGCTGTTACAACTGCAGGTCTACGCGCCCTCTTGACACAGACAAAAGAATCAATGGAATATATCGAAATCATGTCAGAAGACCTCGACAAAATATATACGCAGGTTGACTACACTATAGCAGCTATCGAACGCTACGAAAGAAAGGTAGGCACAAGAGATGGGTAAGGTATCTGACTGGCTAATAGAGATGGAAGAGGACGCATCTTACATGACGCGCCAAGAGTTTACTGACAAGCACGGCGAAACGGTGGCCGAGATGTATGACAAACTAAAACGTCAACTTGAAGGAACCCACGACGAACCGTCGGAGCCTGATCATGTGGGTTGATCCGGAAGACGATCAGAACCTCGAAAGTGTCGTTGACAAACTGGCAACGCTAAACAGACAAATCGACGACGCCTACTGGGTTGGCAACTTCATCAACCCTAACATCACATATGAGGCAAAGCGCCTACGCAAACTGCTGATGGAGGGCAAGTTATGGGAACCGAGATTCTGACAATTGACAAACACCATGACAAATCAACCACGCTTTCCCGCAAACACGTCTGCGATAACTGCGGCGAACCGGCCATGACCAAAGATGGCGGACAGCTTCGTTGTCCGTCCTGCTGGCTACAGGAACAGGGCCAGAAAATAAAACCTATTGACCGGGGCGGATATCGGCCCTAGTCTCGGCGTATCGTTTTTAACGAAAGGAACCGCTATGAAGAAACGAATCCACATAAACCAGCACGTCATCCGGGCCAACAAAAAGAACGGCACGCATGACCCGGCGATCACAGTTAAAACATCTAAGCAAAATATTTACGCGCATCGGGTAGAGATCGACGGGCCATCGTCCGTTGTTTATTCTCCCGACAAGCCGCTTTCATGTGGCGCGCGTGTGTGGATTGAAACTGACGCACCGGTAACGCTGCAAGGTTTAAATAAAGAAAAATATACTCTGATTCGTGACCGTGTGGTGATGACATGACAAAGCAAGCCACGCTAATCGATCACGAAAGAATGATCCACAACATCACCAGCGTTTACCGTGACGCTGACGAAACGCAACATGCGGAAGGCTTGTTGTGGTACGAAAACGCACAGAAGGCGGCGCACGATATCGCGGTAAAGTATGACGTGCCGGTTTATATCGTGGTTGCTGTTATCGCCGCGCTTTCACCGAATAACAAATGGTCCCGGAACGTGACAAATGCCGACGCGTTAATCGGCGCGTTTATTCGCGGTGACGGGATCGACTCGGTGAAGGTCTCGACCTATCACAAAATGAAGGCGAAAGCGTGGGATATCTTGGTTGCGCGTCCGGACTACGACGGCGCAAAGGCGATGCTGAAAGGTCAAAAGATCACGTCTTTCTTCATGGACATTATGGGCGAGTTCAACGTGACAATCGACGGCCACGCAAGAAACATTGCCTACGGTGAGCGCGTCGGCTTGACTGACGACCGCAGCAACATCGGCGTCCGTGAATACCGCGCTTTGCAAGCCGCGTATGAAGAGACAGCGCGGCGCGTCGGCCTCATGCCCTACCAGCTACAGGCGATTACTTGGCGCGTCTGGCGCGACCGGCACGGTATAACGTGACAAACGCGGCGACACTAAAAAATCGGGGACTAACTAATGGTTTCCGCTCGGCGCATTCTGGGGCGGGGTGGACTTGCGGGTTGGTCGGGCAGGCGGCGAGACGACGGGGCTAGCCTGCCACCTTTGCCGGTAGCGGAAAAGATTTTTTCATTTACCGCTTCAACCCGTGCAAAACATGTGCCATGATTCAAGGCATCAACAACAAGCGAACCGGAAAGGAACCGACACATGCTTGACCTACCAACGAACACAATAGCCGCCGATATGGCGATTCGTACCGGCGACGAAATCTACGCCATTCACAAAAACCCTGCCGACGTGGGCTTGTTCTCACGTTATGCAAAGGTGGAGCGGGTGCCGATAACTGCCAGCACCCCGACCCGCGCTTATGACGACCGAATGGAATTTGACATAATGACCGACCGACCTGTGGAGGGTTACTCGGCACTGTATAACCGGGCCACCGATAGCCTGTTGGATGTCCGGCCAATATCGCGGCACTATGCCCTAATCCCGCATGAAGAACTTTTTATGCGGCAGGCGGCGCTCTTGCATGAGTCCGAATTGCCGACCGAAAACGTCACGGTGACCGACCGAATCTATGGCTATGGTAAGCGGGTGCATCGCACGGTTGTTTTTCACGACCTTGCGACGGTAGACCGGACCCGTAGCGGCGAAGCCGACCGCGTCGAATGCCGCATGGACATTTTCAACAGCGTCGACCTGTCGTGGGCCTTTCAGGTGTTCTCGGGTGCCTACCGTGACTTGTGCCGCAACTCTCTTGTTTTTGGCGGTGCCAAGTCGTACCACCAGCGCAAAATTCACAAGGGCCATATATCCGTCGACGCCATGATTTCGAAAGCCGGGTATGGCCTCGACATGTGGGTAAACAATCGCGATCAGATGAACGTCTGGAAAGAGTCGCATTGTTCGACCTTTGACTTCCAGCGGATGCTTCAGCAGACGATATGCCGCAAGAAGACGAAAGCCGCACAGCACGACGAAAAGCTGGCGATTAACGAAAGCAAGCTGAATTGGTTACTTGAGCGTTTCAGTGAAGAGACGCCCGAACTGGGCCTCACGCTCTGGGCCGCTTACAATGCCTTGACGCACTACGCCACGCACTTGCCGGGGACACAAAGCCGGAACTCCAACAAGGAACTAGTCGCTACCCGCCGCAATGACGAGGTGCGGGATGTGATCGGCTCTAGCTTCTGGAAAGGTCTGGAAAGGAACTATGCCTAATGGAAGCCTTGCTAATAGCCTACAGGTTAGCGGTAGTCTGCTTGCTGATTTTACTAATTGCCGCTTTTATGGCGGTATAATCTCGAAACAGAAAGGAACCGAGATATGACTTTCAACAATATTCCTAAAAACCTAGTGGATGAGCTTTGCGCTTGTTATGACCGCATCGAGCTTGCAATTCGTGCCGACGAAGCCGGGAAGGAGCGCAAGCGCCTCTTGGCTAAATTCCGCGAGGAATTCCCGAAGAAGCCAGTGGCGAAGCCGGCACCGACCGGCTTGCACGGGGAAGCCTTGTTTGACAGTCCGCAGCGCGAATCCGGCCTGCAGCCGTCCGACCTCAACGCTACTCACGCGGCGCTCATTTCGTGGCTGTCGCGTGGCACGTTCATGGCCGTACCGACTCTTGCCGGCCATCTCGGCGTCAAGAAGCGGTCGGTTTATCACTATCTGTCCGGCCTCAAAAAGGCGGGTTATCAGCTAGAGATTAGAAACACCGGCAACCGAAAGGGTGGCTATACCCATATTTACCGGCTTGCCAACACCGGCTGAAAAACGTACAACGATGGGGCAGGCGCTTTTGCCTGCCTCTTTTCGAAAAGGAATCGATCGATGCATAGCACTATTAAAAACGAACTCACCTCATCCGAAGCTGCTGATGTTTTCGCGATCACCGAACACGAAATCCGCGTGATCCGGTACCACCTCGATGCAATCAATAACCAGATCAGGGGGCTTGAGGCGTTCATGGATTCATGTGGCTTTTCTACTTATATCGGGAGCCAGTCGCCGCGTTCGATTAAGGTGGCCGAATATAAGGTGACCACGCAGGATTAACCGTTACCCTCCCGGCGGGGCTAATAGCCGGGTTTCCTCCCTCAACTTGCCCCCGGCCTAGTGCTGGGGGTTTTTTTGTGGGCATCATCCGCAATATGGGCTTGGCGGTTGTATCGGCGGGATAAATCGGCGGGTTGCTTGTTCGGGTATTGCTGCGCTTTCTCAGCGCGACGGGCCACTCGGGGATTAACCGGCATGACAAATCAGGTTACACGCGTGTATATATGCCCGGCCGATTGATCGCGGCGGGATTATCTGGCGGTGTTTTGTTGTGGGAGCCAGTGCGGGGCGAAACCTTGGGGATCGCCGATAGTTAAATAGAAATTTGACCCATGCACCCCCGCGCAAGGGCCATCCGGGGGTGGGGGCATTTGCTATGCAATACCCCGATCAATTTTATTTTTTGAAAGTAACCGGGGTCGGTACAAAACGTACCCCTTTGGGAGGGGAAGCGGGGGAGCAAAACGTACCCCTAACGTGGGGGCGGGGTATCTGTATAGTTTACCCCGGCGGGCCTATGCCCATAGTACAGTCGGATTTTTATTTTGTCAAGAAAAAAAGTTGACACCCCGATAATCAACCGCTATACTTAGGGCGTGGATCACACATTTACCCGTCACACCTTCCCTTAAACACCGTTGTTTACTAAATAAAGGTACGACGCACGTGTGGTTCACCCCGTTTCAAAGGAAAAACTCCGTATGTTCGAAGCCGTACTACTCGTTTGTGCCCTCCACGCACCTGAAGATTGCTTCAGGTTCGATGATACACGCGGTCCTCACGAAACATTAGAGGCGTGTAAGACCAGATCGTACGAAATGGCGGAGGGTGTATCTCAAATATTCCCCGTTCCGGCAACTTATAGCTTCAAATGTATAGAAGCCGACTTCACATGAACCTTTTACCCCAGCAAAAGGCAAAAGAACGCGCCTTAACGCCTCAACAGACCGCATTTTTAGATATTTTGTTCGAAAATGGCGGTAACGTGACCCAAGCAGCCGTAGATGCGGGGTATTCACGCGGTTCTTCACAGTGGCTCAAGAAGACTCTGGCTGATGAAATCGTAGAACGTACGAAAGACATCCTTTCCGTCAACGCAATCAAGGCAGCTAACCGCCTTGTCA